AGCGGGTGTTTTTCCGAGTCACACACCATCTCCTTGTCAGGCTATCTGTGCCTGGATGGTGGTGGCTCAGGGAGAACAAGAACCGCCCCCCCAGTTTCCTGGGGGAAATTTAGTATAGGAGGCGGAAAAATCCCGAGGAAGATTGCCAATTTTCTTCCTCCCTCCTCCCGAGTTATGCTCGGGGGCTCCTAAACGGCCTAACTCCTGGTGAGCCTTCCAGGAGGCCTTTTGGTCTCACAAAGTTCGTTTTTACCCAGTTACGTCGGGAGCGACCACTTTCCCGTCACTGAGTGTGCTGCCGCACTGGGCCAGGGCCTTCTTACTACACGACTGGTGCCCTTTGCCAGCCGTGAGGGTCTCACGAAAATTTTTCCCAAGAGGATGGTGCGTCGGGGGCGACCCACTCCCGTCACGATGTCGTTGTGCGCTGCCACACCATCCCCTGTGTTAGGGTTCTTTTGACTGTTCAGTCATGCTAGTTTAGATTATCGAGCTCTCTAGCTTGAGCTCCCAGTGCAGGTCATGTCTGTCCATGCTTGATAAGTAGTCTCTGTAGTCTTCTGGTCCAATGAGCTTCCTGACCTTCTCCACTGAGCCCCAGATGTTCTTAGCCCATTCTGCCCTCTCCTTTCTCCCAACAAGTGAGGAACATACCAGGTCCTGTGTTTTTGGCAGATAGGGGATGTCTCTCCACTCATCCACTGTCTGCTTATCTTCCATGTGAGGGTTGTCCAAAATCCAGACTTTGTTCCAGATGCGCAGCATGTCTTCTGTTGTCATCCATTCACCACTCGCGTGGATGCTCCAAGTGGTGCGACCCATGGGAACCCAACTCACGGGAACAGCAGAACATATGGCGAAACCAAGGGTGCGAAGGTCTCTGCGATGAAAGTAGTTGAGAAGCCACATCTGCCCGTACGCCTTGGACAGGCAGGCCGTCTCTCGCACACTCCATCCACATCCTGGTGACACCCTTGCCCTGCCAACCAGCTCATCTTGGTCTCTGCATGGCACTATGAGAGAGCGTCCATCCTTCATCACAAGTTCATGGAAGTGATGTGAACAGAAAGGGACCTCCTCCCACTCTGTGAAGCCCATCGAGGGCTCCCACTCTCCCACATCCTTACGAACCTTGGCCATGTCATTCAGGAAGTACAGCGCCTTTCCGAACCTGTCATCGATGGGCTTGACGACACAATCATCTCCACTCACAAGCATCCTCCCTAGTCTTTCAACTCCGTGCTCCTTCAACCAGGTTTCTACCCTTTTCAGACGAGGGTCCTGTGAGTCAGCTGGTCCTATGACTCCTTCTCCTTCCATCATGCGGATGAGTTGGACTTTCATGTTTGTGATGGTGTTGAGGGCGTATGTGACGACCTGTCCTGATCCCCTCTGGTCTCTCCTTGTGATCACGTCCATCACACATCCCCCTTGGGGTGAGGGCCTGGCAACCTTGACCACTTTGGCATGGTAAGCCTTTTCAAGTATTGTTTTTGCCAGCACATGGTGTTCTCCTTCCATGTACCGAAGGATCTGCTCTTCATCTTCCAAATCTGCATTGGTGATCCGAGTGTCCCAGCCAGCGGTATCGTCGGCGTACAGTTTGCCACCGTCTTTCATTCCAAGTTCTCTTAGCAGCCAGCCCAGATAGTTGAGACTAGTTCCTTCCACCCCAGCTCCACTCACCTCTCTGGAAGCCCAATGCTCCTCATTAAGAAACCCAAGGACCTCAAACTCAAGGAAGCGGCTTCCAAGCCACATGTACCAGATGGCCCTGCTGCCTTTTGCAACTCCAAACTCACCTAGCTTCTTCTCTCTCTTTCCCATCATGTTGTACACACAATGTCGGCACTGACCTTTCAAGTGTCTGGAGCGCTCTTCATCCACCAATTTCCAAAATTCTGGATCTTCCACTGCCTCTTTTGCCGAGCTCCACTTATTCTGTTCATCCGACCATGCACCTAGAGCAGCGTTGGACCTCACCTTCGCTATGAACTCATCTTTGGTACACATCCTCACTTTGGCTCGGCGGCTTAGATGCTCCAACAGCCAGTCACTCACAGCTCTCATGATCACTCTGGTGCCTGGCTGCGGCTCTTGGGCCTTTGTGTCAACCTTTTCTTTGAAAACTCGCTGCTGCCCAAAGGCCGTTGTGTCTGTCATGGCCATTCTGGTAACATCCTCCCGTGCATTCCAAGGCCAGCTTAGCAGCTTCACCACTCCGTTGATCAGGGATGCCGCTGATCCGGTAGCCGGAGTGCGATAGCTGCCCCAGTATTGCCATGTCCGGTAGGGATGTTCTTTGTCTTCGTGCCACGACTCTGAGTACTGTTCCCTCAAGGCTCCAATGCGCTCCGCCACGTCCCTGGGCTTCACTTTGTCCTCAGCTAGCGTCACACACCTGGTTCCAGTTCCCAGGTCGATCTCAGGCACCTGGATGGGTCCTCTCGTCTCCCCAAATCTAGCCAGGAGCTTCCGCGAGAGCACATTGACTGAATTAACAAGATTTCCTGTGACGGCCGTGGAATAGTACATTTCATGGGTGGAATTCCGTGAGAAAGGGACTCTCACAAGCCCCCCCCCCCATTGTAGCTGAAATCTGTGCAGAGCCTCGAGCACCTCTGGCCTATACGGGGCCAACACCTTGAAGACTGCCGCGGCGTCTGGGTTTCTGGCTTTCCATTGTTCCATCAAAAGAATCACTCTTCGGCTCCGAGCCCCTTCCTTCTCCGGATCTGGACTGCTCTCCCCAATGTCACACAAGATTGTGTCTGCTCTTGTGGTCGCCATTGAGAACACATCCATCCCACTCCTGAACTTTATGAGATTCCATCCAAGACTCGTCACAAGGCGTGGTGCTTCATGGCCCTTCCCTCCAATGGTGTAAGCTCTCACAGCCATGACGGATGGTCTTGAGGCGGCATAATATGACCAGCCCCCCCTTCCACAACCAAGGTCCACAACCTCTCCTTTGAGTGTCGCGTACCCCCTTTCCTCTAGCCAAGCTAGTTTGGCACAGCCTCGCGATACTGCCAACCCCATGTTAGTCTCACCTCGGCGAAGCAATTCACGAGCTTGGTCTCGGTTTGTCTCCATGACCCCTGTGCGCCTGTAGGCAAAAAATTCTTCTTTGGTGCATGAGTTCAGCCGCTGCTTCCAAATGTCACCAAGGGTGCTTCCCTCTGCTCCACCCCTTCTAGCTCCCTGGGTTCTGAGCCAGATGCGGTGAAGAACTGGCAGTAAGCCCCATAGGCTTCCCCGCACCAGTCCAGCCATTCCGCAAGCCATGGGCATGGTCCACCAGCTCTCCTCTTCGGGCCTCAGCAACTGTCCCAAAGCCGCCACAGCCACTGCGCCAGCTTCTGTCATCGCCGCGGCAGTCCTGTTCAAGGCTACGGCCGCTATGCACAGGCCGATGGCGAGAAACAAACTCATCTTCCTCTCATACAAAGCTGGTTTTGGGTCTCCATCCGGAATGGGGTTGATGATCTCTCCATCCACCATTGGATTCTTTACCATGGCTGAGAAAAATGCCCGGTGCGCCCTCTGGGTCAGTTCAGCCTCCAGCCCAGATGTGACCACGGCCAAATGGAGGGCAGCCAAGGCAACACCCAATGCAAGGGAGGTGGGCGTCGCTCCTACCAAAGAGGTCACACCGAGTGCCACGACATGTCCAGCTACACCAAAGAATGGGGTGCCTCCCCCAAGGTCTCTCATGGCCTGTGTTCCCGCTGCAACTGAGCTGTTCACCAGCCTCTGGATTTTTGTTTGTAGCTGATGGAGCATATATGGAGTAAAGAGGGAGACAATGAGCACATAAGTTCCCCAGGATCGGGCAGGCTGTATGTCGATGTTCGTCCATGCGTCCCAAACCATCCCTCCCTGGTCCTCACGTCTAAAGAGTCCTGAAATGTCAGTTTTCGTTTGTTCCAGATAGCCCAGCTCATTGGCTGCCACAAGGCCCACCACGCTCCCCAGTCCAATCAACAGGAAGGCCAGTCGGTTATCCTCTCCACTACGCTGCTTTCCCGGTTCTGGTTGCAGTACCGTGAGGAGCAAATAGAAGATGAGAGCCACTCCTGCCATGGTTCCATAGTCCATTCCTCCCAACCACAACAGGATGAGAGCCACTGCCAACACCAGGGTGCCCAGAACCATTCTGCTGACTGACGTCCGGACAATGAAACACCAAACCACCCCCAGTGTGGCGATGCCCAGAACCGCTACCTCCAAAAGTGTCAGCATCGCCTCAGGAGCATCTCTCTCCGCCATTTTCATGGCGCGACTCCCTGGGGTCTCATTAAGCAGTGTGTAGACAACATCCCACGCCGCTGTGCAGCGCAACCGCAGCAGGTCTGGGACTCCACCAAGTCCAGTCAGGATGTCCACGGCACTCCTACGACCGGAAGCGTACTGGATGAAGTCTGCCACATCTCTCCCCTCCCGGAACATTCTACTGTCCTTCCAGATTGGCTTCAGCTTCCGTTCCGCTCCATTGGGGCTTCTGAACGTGACCAGTTCGCCGCCTGGACCATCAATGGCATTCTCGTCGGGACCTTCCCAGGTCCATTTCCGGTCCGTCACACAGGCAGTGTTTGCAGCCACGTGCCATGCGAGCCAGGGCGTGAAGTCACAGTTTGTCAGAAGGTGCCGGAAGTGCTTTCTTTTTTCCTCCGTCAAGCGGAAGTGCCCCGCCACCTCGAGCATTTTCCCTTGCTCTGGACCATAAAAAGTGGCAACTGGTCCTCTCACTGTAGTAATGTTGTCAAGCAGAATCTGCGCTTCTTTCCACTGCACTAAGGAGCTGTCATCATCATCACACTGCCCAGAATACACATAGAGGTCCGTGCGTCCTTCATGCCTTCCAACTCGCCCTCTGCGTTGCGCAGCTGATGCTGTCGTCACTCGTCTCGTGCCAATCAATTCCACCTTTCCATCTATCTCCTCGGGTTTGATGTTAGTTCTACCATCTATGACCCGATTAACATCTAGATTGGCCCCCATTTCTGAGATGTCAGTTGTCACGACGAAGTCAGGTTTTTCCTCATGGACTCTGCCATAATCCTTGTCAAAGGTCTTACTGTTCAGACAGATCACGCTTTTCCCTTTCTGTCTCAGTGTCCGTGCTATGGCGCCTCCCTTGGCTATCGATGGCACAAACCAGGCTGTTCGACCCTCAAATTCTGTTATCCAATCAAAGCCATCTCTCCACTCTCCTTCGGGAATGGGTTTTTCCTCACTCACTATGGCTCCTTTGGATTCAGGGAACGCCTCGCTCTTGCCAGGTGGGGTAGCAGTCATCAGCACGAGTGCACATCTGTTCTCCTTGGCCAAGGAGTAAAGATGGCCTCGGGCAGCTATGCTGTGTGGGTCGGTCCAATGTGCCTCATCCATTATGGCCACCTCCCAGTTCTGTCTCCCTTGTGGCAAGAGCCGGCGGTTGACGTAGGTGGCATGACACATGACATCAACAATAGCTCCCGATGATGAAGAAGCATTGTCAACTGCTGCCGAATGAAACTTGACACGTTTCCCCTGCAAGGCCCTTTCCATTTCCTTCAGGACCACCCGTGTTGGCGCCAATACAACAGTCCTCAACCTTTTGTCAATGCACTCACGAATCAGTTCGGGAAGGACTCTGTGTGTCTTTCCCGACCCGGGATGCATATCCAAAACTGTGATGCTGCCCTTAGATGTCCATTTGCCACCCTGGACTGCCAATGGCATCTCAGGGCGACTCTTTTCAACATTGCCCTGAGCAATGCTACTGATGTAAACATCATTTGATTTCAGACCATTGCCGTACAGACCCAGCACATCTCCCTGTGCATTGATGATTGGGCTACCTGAAGTACCACGTGGGAGGTCTATCGGGATGGCCCCCAGAACTCTCCCCCCCTCAAGGTTCAGCTTTCCTGGCTGGCATTGATGGATTTTGTGTCCACTGTCCGGAGGGAATGCGTGTACCTGAACGACTTCGCCTCCCCATTTTTTGTCCAAGCCCCAGGCCCCCCCATAGCAGACCACGTCTTCACGCACATCCGCCCAGTATGGTCCTGATGTGGCCCCCTCCACGCTGAGGGCGGCTCCTCTTGTCACATGCCACATGGTGTGTAAGACTCCTTTCGTTCCATATCCCACACCTATCTGGCGGTAACCCCAGAAGAGCCCAGGGGCGTATATGCGGTATACGCCTTCCTTGATGTCAAAGGAACGTTTTTCCCCTTGGTCAGGCAACTGCCCTGAAAAAACCAGGTCAGTTCTCCGCGTGGATGAGAAGAGCTCATAAACTGTCCAAGCCCCCATTGTGACCAATATTCCGGACCAATGATAAGCCGATGCCAGTAGGCCGAACACAAGCCATAAGGCCAAACGACGCTCCTCCCGTTCCACCTCTGTCAAGTGCAAGTTCCCCATGGCATCCTGTCTGACCTTCAAGCTTACCTCACCTCCCTCATTGACCAACTCAGGGTTCCACTCCACCACTCCGGCCCATTCCGCCGTTAGCTGGAGTCTACGGGTCCCCAGGATCAGCATCAAAATGAGAAAGGATCCTGCAGAAAGGGCCAAAAGAGCCTCTTGGGATGAATGTCGTAGTAGTCCACTGGCCATGGCCAGCATGACCCCCACCACAGTAAGGGGCTCACTGAGGCTCCGTCTGCCACGACCCCCAAGACATTCCCACAAGGCCAGCATGCGCAATCCGGAGCCGGAGCCACCAAGTAGTGAGGCCAGGGGGACTGTGAAACACAGTCCTTTCCTCTCTTTTTGTCCATTGTAGATATTCCGTCCCACTACCGCCAAGGCCACAGTGAGAAATACCATCAAACCATGATGGACAGCGACTAGGTGTCTTTGTGTCATGAGCCCAGCCAGCAAGAATCCCAAACCTCTGCGATCTTCCATCGCACTGGCCTTGATTATGAGCAACCCCATGGCCAGTGCATCAGCCCATTCCCAGAGGTGTCCGAAGTTCATCTCCGGTATCCCCATCTCAAGGACCAATAGCAAGAAGTAAACAGTCACCACCTCACGTGTGGTGATCACCCTCTTGACAAGAAACCCCATGAGATAACATGTGCGCATGTTGAAGACCGCCTGCAGCATCACAAGAACCATGGTCTCTGGTCCCAATTCCAAGTGGAAAGTGACCCCAACTGCTATGACATAGCGCACGATCTCCTCCACTCTCACGAGACCCGTGACCAGCAAGCCCAGCATTAGTATGCCTCCCCACAAAATGGACGTGACAGATCCCGGACGCCTTCTCAAAAGGAATTCCATCAATACAAACACTGCCACTAGACCAGGAACTCCTCCCTCACTAAGCAAGGCACCATTGTCAGCAACTACCATGGAACGCACCAAGCCGCCCTGCGAATGGACTGGCCTGATTTCCATAGCGTACCAACAATCCGTGCCACTACGGAATGTCACCGGTGGTAGCTCACAGGCCCGGCAGCACCACTCTGGAATGATCTTTCCACTTTCTGTGGTGCTTCTAACTGAAGCTCCTCTCTTGTCACAATGGCTGTCAATCCTCACACTTGTTCCAGGGCAATGGTCCCGGACCACCCTCAGAGGAGTCTGGTCCCATGGTCCTCTTACTTGTTCACTGTACCCAGGTATCCTGTTGTACTTTGACCTGGGCCCAGCAAGGGTGACTGGCAAGAAAAGATGGGAGTCTAAAACTCCATCATTATCAATAGTGTGACTTGCTGGCCATGTGCAGTTCCTGAGATCAGTGAGAATAAGCTCATGGATGTACGTGCCCGTGTCATTCCGAAAGGAGCTCATCCACATACTTTGGTCCGTGTGGATGGCTTTTCCATTCTTCACGGCTGCTCCCATCACTCCTGTGTCACACTCTTTTGAAGCTTCACCACGCAGATCCAAGAACACTTTCGTGCGTAGGCCCACTCCAAACTCTGCCACTGTGAACACTCCTGTTGCTCTCCTATACAAGGGGCACTCCCCAACTCCGTCAACCCCCATCATCATGCGCCTGGGGCTATCAGGAACACTCCACAAGATTGACTTGCCCCAGCTCTTCCAGGACACCTTGCTCTCTTTTCCAGTCTTCTTTAGAACCATGGGAGTGCCTCCCCTATAGTCTGCCGGATCTGTTTTGTCTACCACGATGGTCAAGTTTGCTTCTCCCTCACTCAGCACCAAGTTGAGTTCCGGAGCAGTGCTTCTCCACATGGCCATTTCAAGTCTGTTTTGGGGCACGACCCCACAAACGCCTCTCTCAAAGGCCTCTCTGAGAGCCTGTGCAAGCGTGTCAGGTGATTCTGGGTGATAGGCGTAGCCGTCATACCATTCCGACACCTCTTTCCACACAACAAGCCCTTCTCCACAGCGGATTTCCATCCTTTCTGGGTCAATGGCACATCCATAATCTGCCCCAACTCCCATTGTCATCATCAGTGTCAAAGCCCCCACAGCAAGAAACGTCATGGACATCGTTGGATTCCTGGCATTTAGTCCCAACCAGACCAGAGCAACCCCCAGCAGCATCTTAGGGATGAATCCAACCCCCCCAAAAAGGGTGTTGAAAGCTCCCCCCAGCACCGTGTGGATTGCCTTCCCCACAGAAGACAGTACCCCGCCTACTGAGCCAAAGTCCCATGCATGTTCTCCAACCACAGAGAGCCTTTCCAATCCCCTGCGGGTTTTTTCAAACATTCTACCAATGGTACTGCCTTTCTGAAACCACTGCTGGCTAAGGTCTCCCACATAGATGATGTTATCCCCTGGTGGCAGCTGCATTTCTATGAATCCGCCACCATTTGTTTCAATGGTTGGATTGGGGGTTATGAGCATGGCTACATTAACCGCTGGGACACCATGTGCCACAGCCCGCACCGGGATCCGACATGGCTTGTCGCTTCCTGTGTATGATACCTCCATGACTACTGTGTCATGGCCGCTGTCCACAGGAACTCTCTTCCATTTGAACTTTGCTTTGTCACACATGGAGTAGGTTGTGCCTTTCAGTTTCAGCTTTTCCAGTCCCACATCACAAGTAACATGGCCGCTTTTCAGGTGGTATTTCTGGCCCTCCACACTGGCCAGCGGAACTCCTGCCAGTGATTTGAGCAGCACAGCCGTCTGGTCCCCCAGATTGAAAACATCCATTTTCACAGCATGTGGTGGTCCAAATTCCACAAGTTTCTCCACACTGTTCCAATCTTGGTTGTCCTTGTGTTTCCAGGGCAGCGCCAAGTCCTCAAACCAGTCACGGTGCACTTGCCATGCAGAAGGCAGGTGGTCCTTGCTGCTGTCGAGTGACATCACCACAGTTTGGGCGACATCAATCCCACTTGCCACTTTACACGTCAGCGACACATCTCCATAGTCGCCGAGCCGCAGGATCACTTTCTCGGATGCCACCGTAAACTGTGCTGATTTCCTGTTTGAATTGGTCTCATTTGCAGCCAAGTAATCCCCTGTGTGGGGCTCAACCTTGACAACATACGTGATCTTTGTGGAGTCATAGACGTGGCCCACAGCTTTTTTTGCTTCCTCGCATTCAAACTTTGCACAAGCCACTATACTGCCCTTCCCAAAAAACCCGCAGTGGTTTCCCCATCCACGGTCGCTTTGGTCTCTCTTGCACACCATATTAGCCTGATGCTCCTCCGGAAGTGTCGCCGGTCCAGTGGTTGGACAGCGAGCCTCCACTTTTGTGTTGGTCAATTTGGCGTGCAGGCAGTATTCTCTGGTTTCAGCCGGGCTTTCCTGAAAAATGTCTTCGAGCCATACATCAATGGATGGCTTGCCCTCAGCTGTGATGGTCACGCAGCCTCCAAGTTCCAAAACTAGGGACACTCTGGTGGTCCCTTGAGTTCCTGTCACAAAATCTCTGTTCTCAAGATGCGTGCACCTCGTGGCGTACACTGGCCCTAGACTCAACGCCAAGAGGATGACAGTCACTCTGGCCATCCAACTATCAACCATGAGCCAAGCCAAGGCCACAATGGCGGCAGTTAGAAGCTTGTTCTTCCACATCCAGCCCTCGACTCGGGTGACATGATCTCGAATATTGTCACCTTTAAGCCATGCATGACCTCGCCCGACCATGTCTTTTTGTGCATGTGTTGGAATGACCACAGACCTTTTCCCCCTAGATCCAGCTTGCCTTCCACAGCGTCCATACTCTAACTTAACCCTATCAACACCTCGGCAGAAGCAGTCCACGTCAACGGGTTCTTCCTCCTGGTCAATCGTGACGCAAGAGTAGGTGATTGAATCTTCACACCACTCTCCCATGTCTGTTGCCAGGATGACGCACGTTCCGTTTTGTACCCTGACCTGGCTTGCAGCGTCCCTTCCACTGGCCCGCATAACCATGTATCCTTCCCTGTCCCGGTGGATGGTGGTTGCCATGGCCATGGTCATCAACGCCATCGTCAAAAAAATCCAAGTCCAGTCCACACCTGACCTGCGACGCCCTCTCATGTGAAGGCTCTGCATCAAGTTCCCGATAACTCTCTTTATCTTCTTCAGAACAGCCTCCGCCTGGCGCAGTGGTACCGTTTTCCAGAACATTTTCAGCACTGGGGGTCTGGCCGTGCCTGTCACGGCGTGCCAAAGAATCCCCAGCATGCGCGACAGCACGAAGCCCTTTGGCATTGGGCTCGTTGCTGGTCGCGACTTATTTGCGGTCACTTTAAGCTTGCGCCTAGGGGGACCGCCCCCCTTTCCTTTAGAAGTGGTCATCATAACCACTCCCAGCTCTTGTTCTCCTAAGCTGTCTTTTTCTCAACACACTCACGTTCAACAGAACGCTGCGGACACTGACTAAAGCACCCGCACACACGTGCAAGAAAATCT